ATAAGTAATAGTTCGGGTATAACAAATGCATTTGAAACGGGTGATTTGATATATGCATCGAGTCAGAATACACTTTCAAATTTAAGCATAGGTTCTCTTAATCAGGTACTTACAGTTTCTGGTGGTATTCCAACGTGGGTTGCTCCCAGTGGTGGAGGAGGGGGTTACTGGACACAGAACGGTAACGATGTATACTATGATGGTGGTAATGTCGGTATTTCAAATACGGCGCCAACGCATACACTCGATATAGGATCAAATGTCGCAATTATAGACGACGGTGTAGATAAACTTTATATAAGAGGTAATGTGTATTCGACCAATGATATAATTTCGTTAGGTACAGTGCACTGTAAGGAAATTGTAGCTGTAAACAGTAAAATTAAAAATTCAACTGTTGTTACAGAAGCTCCAACCCGCCAAATTCGTTTAATTTAATTCTGAGTATGTATTAAATGTCTTTAGAGGCTTTATCATATAGAGGTACAGAGACTCTTGATAAAATACAAGGTACGGAACAAGGTATTTTACTTGGTTCGAGTATTTCCTTGGATTTTAAAAATACACGAGTTGCTATTGGACATTTAGGAAATGTAATATCACAGGGTAAAGTTACCGTGAGTAGTTTAATAGACGCAAATTCAAATACATGGCAAACCTCAAAAATAATAACCGAACCTTCAGCCACGAATGGATCGTATTTCGGACATACCGTTTCTATGAATTGGACAGGTACGCGTATTGCGGTTGGTGCGTATGGTGTAGATAAAGTTTACGTTTTCGATGCAACCTCTACTTCATCAAATCCGTGGGCGACATACGTTTCAAATACCATATCGGGGTACACCAATTCTAATTTCGGGTACAGTGTTTCTCTTGGTCAGGATATAGATACAGCGTTAGCTATAGGTGCACCTAACCATAACCGCGTTGATGTTTGGAAACTTTCAAATAGTTCATGGTCACTTGCATACTCGAATATAGGTGACGATATACCTAACGTTATACCTTTAAATTCCACATCTGGTACTGTTACTATAGACAGTAAACTTTCAAGTAATGTATCTTCATTACAATACGGGTTTTCGTGTAAACTCGCACCTTTTGGTACCCATCTTATTATAGGCGCACCGGGAACGCCATTGGATGCAATTTCGAGTGCAAATTCGAATTATAGTGGATCAAATACAAGTTTCTTACGATCAGATTTCCCCCATGCACAACGTCAATCGGGTTCAGTGCGTGTTCTTGTAACAACAGATGATTGGGCGAGTACCGTTTCGCAAATAGGTCAAACTTTTTCGGGATTAGAATATGATGGAAGTAATCACATTACAAATAACGGAAATTTATTTTTTCCTACACTTGGATATTCTGTAGCAATAAACTTCGATGGGTCTGTTATTGCCATGAGTGCACCTAATCGCGTAGGTGGTACAGTTCGTGTATATGAATACTCAACCGTAAGTAATTTATGGGAACCGAGAGGTGTAGATATAACATCAGGTTCAGGTTTAAAAACTGGGTTTAGTATTGGTCTTGATTACACAGGTAATAGAGTCGCGATGTCCATGGTATCCAATTGGGCTTTTCCAGCCGTACTAAATGCGCAATTATATGTATTAGACTGGTCAGGGAGTGATTGGATAGAAGCACAATTACCTATATCGAGTAAAGATCCGGGTGTTGGATACGAGCACAGCTACGGAGCTAAAGAATTTTCGGGGTACAGATTAGATATAACAGATGGTAATCAGGTTGCCGTTTCGCGACTATGGTGGGATGATGATGATTTTCAAGGAGATGATTATTATACCGGTAGTGGTGGTTCGGTATCATTATCAACAGCTATGACAACTTTCCCAGCAAATCAAAATTCATATGGTCGTGTTGATTTTTATTTTTTTCTAATAACGGCTACATTTACAGGTAATAGTATTTTTGAAGGATACATCACTGCGAGAGAATTAAGAATTGGTCCTAATGATGACGCTACAGATAATACAATACCTAAGCGAATTTCCTTTGGTGGTACAGTGGGTGATAATTATTACGATGAAACTATCATAGAAAATCGTATAGTTACTGGTAGTGCAGGTGAACTTTTAATACACAAAGATCATCAAACAAACGAAACTATAGATAGAGTACGTATAAAAGCATCTGAAATACATTTAGATCATATGAGAATGTACCATAGCGTATATCAAGGTGGCCAGGAATCAAAAAATGTTCAATCACCCAGGTTTATACTCGACCAATTTGGTACAATTGCAATTGGTAATTTGTATAGTGGTAATGATTCGACGTCATTAACAACCTCATTAGCTGAAACGTACCTCGATATAAAGGCTGAAACACAAATACGTGATAAGTTAAACGTAAATTATCCGGGTAGGACTAAACTTTTAAAAAGTCGTGACTATACATATCAGGGTTATTCACCTGCGATGATTAATACGAGATGTGCAGATCTTATTGGAACGAATATAATGTACGATGATCAACCGGGTGAAGTAAAAGAATATTCAATAACTAACCAAGGGAATATGCCATACATAGAAAGTGAAAAGGCGTTCGAGTTTACGGGTACGGATTCGGGGATAGGTTATTCTTCGTTACCTGGGGTTTGGACTGATGATGATGCATCAATGATGTTTTGGTTAAAATTAAAGGATGATCACAGTAATTATACATCATCGAACGTTTTGTGTTCGTGGGGTGATACTTTATCGTCTACAGTGGGTGTGTATACAGGTGGGTGTTTACAATTAACGTCAACAGGATTAACACTAAACTTTGGTTCTGGTATTGGTACGGCATCGAATACTTACACGTTTACACAAGATACGTGGTACCATATTTGTGTTGTGTTCCCTACAGAAACAACAACTGCCTCTGGTAAAGACTATATTTACATCAACAACCAAAATATGACTTTAACCAAAACTTACTCTACAAACCCTTACGTTACGTTTTCACAACCAAACTGGGACAGTCAAGGTTGGCGATTCGGGTATGGTGAAGCGTCTGGTAGTATACCTGGACCCGCGGGTACGTTTATGGGAATGATGATTTTTAACATAAGTTGGGGGCATGGCGGCTCCCATATTAAAGACTATTCATACAATAACGGTTCACCATCCGAGTGTTTATGTGTCGGTGGTGATGCACACATACAAAATAAATTGGGTGTAGGTACGCTATCACCTTCTTACGAATTAGACGTCACGGGTGATATAAACTTAACGGGTGATTTAAGAATTAACGGAAATGTACAAGCTTTATCAAGCGTTTGGTCAAGTTCTACTAGTTCAACAAATTACCCACTGTCTGCAATGAGTTCATTGAGTTCGGGTGGGTATACGGCATCGGTCAGTAGTAGGGCTGATGTTGTATACGATGCGTGGTATGCATTTAACAATGTCATAGGATTGGAAGGGTGGTTAGGTGCTGGTCAAGATTATAACGCGTCTCCAAATGGAGGTTATACTGGTAGTGTATCTACAACATATGATGTAAATAAAACTGCTAGTGGTGAATGGATACAGTTACAAGTTCCAACGAGTATAACTATAGGTTCAATAAAAATTGCACCTGTAAATGGCAATAGTTTATATTGTGCCGGTGATGGTATAATTTTGGGAAGTACGAATGGTTCAACATGGACTAAAATACATAGCTTTACGGGACAAACGTATACGGATGGACAATATACAACTATCTTTTTTAGTAATTCAGTCGCGTATTCATATTTTAGACTAGTTGTTGAAAGAACTGCATCTAACTCGACTCTTTATACTAGGATAAATATAGGTGAACTTAAATTTTGTGTTAGTACCACATACGTATATAATAATAATAACGGTAACATTGGTATAGGAACAGCAAGTCCAGGTTATAAACTCGATGTTAATGGGGATATTAACATGTCTACTGGTAGTAGTTTCAGGATTAACGGGGTCGCACAATCGTTTGGGGGTGGTGGGGGTGGTGGTAGTTTTAGTGGTGATATCGCCGATTATATTACACATACAGGTGATACAAATACATATTTCGGGTTTCCGTCAGATGATACTTTTATTATTAAGACAAATGGAACCGAAAGATTAAGAGCTAACAGTTCTGGTAATATTGGTATAGGAACAACATCACCCTCGTACAATTTAGATGTTACTGGTACTATAAACGCAACGAATGCTATATACGCAAATGGAGTCTCTGGACAGAGTGGACAAGTACTTACATCGAGTGGTGGGGGTCCAAATTTTTGGTCAGCACAAAGTGGTTCGAGTCCTTGGACATCGTCGGGTTCAAACATTTATAGAGGCTCGGGTCAAGTAAATATAGGTGGAAGTACATTCACACGAGCCAAATTAGAAGTTAATGGGTCGTATGGCAGTTATCTAAGTTTTACGTACTACGCGCAAAATACACACGGTGGAAATTCAAATGGAGTTAACACTTATTCCATATATGCAAATCAAAGAATTGCGGCTAATGAATTTAATGCACATTCAGATATACGTATAAAAAAGAATATAATCGATATAAACGATAGTTCTGCACTCGACAAAATTCGTCTTCTCGAACCCAAAATATACAATTATATCGACGATTTAGAAAGAGGTACAAGTAATGTATACGGTTTCATCGCTCAAGAAGTCGCAAACGTTTTACCGTACGCGGTTACGGTAAGTGAAGGTGATATACCAAACATACTAAGAAACTCAAATGTAAGTGTTACGAGTGATAGTAACGTACTCGAACTTCGTTTAGATACCACGGTTGAAGGTTTAACTTTATCAAATACATCTGTTATAAACATTATTACAGATAAGGATAAAGATTTAAAGTGTAATGTACTTTCTTTTTCGGAAAGTAATGTTATAACAATAGAAAATACAGGTGATTTTAGTAATGTCACGAACGCTTTTATAAAGGGGGAACAAATAAGTGATTTTCACCATTTGAATAAAGATGCTATATGGGCAGTTTCAACTGCGGCTTTACAGGAAGTAGATAGACAATTACAAGCTGAAAAGACGAAAGTCGCGACGTTAGAAACACAAGTCGCTAATCTATTAGCACGTGTTACCGCACTCGAAAACAATTAATTTTTTTTACCATTCTGGAAAATGTCAAAATGGTAGAAAGTTATTTACTTTCGTGATGGAAGCGTGTCCATGATTGCTAAGGCAATAACACCCGCAATAAAGAACAAAACAACATAATTACACTCTGTATCTTCTCCTCTACCAGTAGAATTTTTACGTTTCTCCTGGACTGGGACTGATACTTCTCGTGAAGGTCTCGGCCTTTCAATAGGATCTTCGTCTATTGGACAATACCCTATCATATACTATATTTTACAAATTAATTTCGACTGATTTTTTCTTTCGACCACGTTTAGCTTTGGTCTGGGTAACTTTAACTTCACGTAATTCTCCGTCACCTCCTTCGACATCACCTGGTGTTGGTGCCTCTGCAATATCGGAAATATCGTCATCTTCGTCATCGTCTAATACAACTGGTTCTTGAGCTGGAATACTTGTTGTGTTCATGGGTGGTGTTGGTGGCATCATAATGTTACCCATGAGACTAGAAATATCAAACCCTGGACCCTGCATTTCATGTTTACCATCACTCGAAGGTTCTGAACCTTGTTGTGATTTTGGTACTGTATTTTGTACCGCAGACATCATGTTTTGAACAAGTCCTGGATTCTGTTTAATCACGTCATTCATGTTTGGCATGACCGATTTGAACATACTATTCGTCAAATGGAACATCATCGCTGAGCCTCCAAGCATCATAATCAGTTTGATTTCTGGGGCGACGTGCATTTTAGATCTATATTTCACGTATAATTCTTCGAATACTTCATCGTAATCGTCGACATTTTCCATGACGTTTTCAGACCACCCGTCAAGTTGGATCTCGAATGGGTTATACTTCTTATTCATAAACTCAAGACCTGTCGTACATGCAATAAGCATACGTCTCGAAAACTTAATCGATTTGTCTACATCTATACTATATGTTATTCGTTTTACTTCGTTTCTAAGTTCGTCTACAGGGGAATAAGCATTCAAACGCTTGTTGACAGTAAACCCCTTTTTTTCCAAACGTCCAAGTTTGTTGACGAGATCCGCTTTCTCTTCGTCAACCGTCTTAAAACCTGGTGATGGTTTTTCTTCCTCCTCTTCCATATATCCACCTCCTCCACCCCCGTAGTCCATATCGGGTTCGTCGTCGTATTCATGATAATCAACCGGTGCTTCTGGTGGAGGTACAGATGGTTGTGCTTGTTTATTTGGGTTAGCAAATGAGTCAATATCTTCCTGGAAAACCTGGGGTTGTGGCGCTGTAAATTGTGTTTTCATTTGAGAAATTTGTTTTTTTACAGGCTGACGTCGAGGAACATCAATTTCAATTTCGTTCATCAGGGCCTGTTCACTATCATCAAGTTTCATAACATTCGTATTTTTACGATCAAGAATAATTTCACCGTCCATTACTATTACTCTTTATATTGAAACTATTCTAATCTCTTTAACGCACTTTATAAAAAATGTTGATTCAATATAAATGAAACTTAATAACACCAACAGAAATACGATCAGAGCTATCGTCATCGTCATCGCAGTATTGTGTGTTCTCACAATGTTCCGTACCAGCGGATACCAGGGTAAAGATGTCGAAATCGAAACCGTCAATACGGGTTCGCTCTTCGATATCCCATCGACCCAAGAATGTTTGGGTGATGCATACTATTCCGACAGTAAAGGTGGTGTATGCAACGGTCAAAAACTTGTTCAGGAACAAGCGGGGTATAAGATGAAGTAAAATCTCCAGTATATATAAATGGCTTTAGTGACTAGTCAGTCCACTTTACCCGATTTCGAATATGAACACCATACTATAGTTGTTGATAACACAAATTTAGTAAATAGTCAAAAACCAAAATTTACCGCTTTTCTCCCAACAGTTTTGGAAAATATTGTACAAGTACAATTAATTGCTGGTAATTTTACTGGTTTGGGATTTTCACCACAGTTAATAAATTTACATATAGATCAGTTAAACACACCGTTTTCTCAGTACGCAAAAGATACACTCTCGTCAACTAATCAAATTAAAATACAAAATCTATTTGGTAGTTTTGTAACAAATAACACTACTAGTTATACTTTTAAAAACGAATATCCAATTATCCAACAATATTATAACCCAATTCGTAAACTCGATAGATTATCCATACATTTTTTAACCACTACTGGTGCAGAATTGGCGATCGGTAACGCTTATCTTATATTTAAATTCATTTGCAAAAGAAGAAACGTATCTTATTAATTATTTCAGGGCGTCGTGCACTTGTATTTTTAACCTTTTCTTATTATAAATGTCATCTGGTATTGTTCAACTTATAGCAATTGGTGCTCAAGACGAACAC